AGAAGCTATCAAAATTATTAAGCTTAAATCTTCAAAAGATGATTTCTTTAATAACTTTGATACTCACAAAAGAAATGCTAATCCTTTAACTTATTGGTTAGCAGTAGAAAAAAGCAAAGAATTAAATAAACTTGCTAATCTTTGGGGTTAAGTCTTACAACTTTTAGTAATAATATTATAACTACAAAGTATTTGACAGATTGAAAAAAGTTTAGTATAGTACACAATAAATCAAGCGATAAAATCCGAGAGGGTGGAAGCTGATAAAAACAAAAGAGGTAAATTATGAGTAAAGAAATAAAACTGCCTAACTTTCACGAAACAGTAAACGTGGACAAGGTAAATGATTTCTCACTTAGAGAATTAAAGGCATTAAATAGATTGCTTGACGGCAAAGCTACTAAGCAAGATTATAAAATTTTAAGAGGTAAATGATGATAAAAGTAAAAAACATGAAAAGTAGTAACGGTAATCCAGTTGCTAATCAATTTGAGATAAGGACAAATGATGCAACTTATTTTCAAAGCTACGATTCTATAATAGTGAAAAAATCCCATGATGAGGCTAGAGTATATCTTGACCAATACTATTGGGATTATTCAGTTACTACTGGCAAATATAGAAATATATTTTTGAATGAAACTAAAAAAGAAACTCAAGCTAAGATAGATAGTGGAGAATATATTTTAACTTATTTAAATTAATAGAGGAAGCATGACAGATAAAGATTACAGTTTATCTTCTATTGAAGAAGATTTAATAGCAGACTTAGAAGATAACAAAGAAGAAATATTAGAAAGCAAAGGCGATTATTTGCATGAATATGTAGACGGCAGTATTTCAGTTTATACTTATGACCAAATAATGATTTATGCTAATAATTCAGAGCTATGGCATGAGTCATCTGGGTTAGGTGGCGAAACAGTACAAGAACAAATAATAGATGTTATTTATGAACATTTATCGGGTGTTGCTTGGGAATGGTACAATGAACAAGAAGAATTACAAAAGGAAGAAGCATGAAAAAGATAATAGACAGTTTTAAAATCTTTATAGAAGATATAAAAATTATGACTAGCCAAAGTTGGATAGACTGGATTAACTGGTATGTATTAAAACCACTTGTCCTATTAGTGTGTTTAGTTTTAGTGTTGGTTATATAATTAATAATGGAGGAAAATAAATGAATCTTAAAGTTGAAAAATATAATAAATTATCTGCTAAAGAACTAAATTTATTCTTTGATAAACTATTTGAATTAATTTTAGAGGAAGAGGAAAGGTTTTTAAAAGAAGTTGAATTAATTTTTGAAGAGGAAAATAAATGATTGACAGAGCTTTTAATTGTCGTGGTGGAACTAATGGTAGTCTTAAATGGACTTTAGATGACGGAGGAATTAAATACGTTGTCAAATGGGAAATTAAAAACAGACTAGATTCTTGGGTTAAAGAAAAACTTAAAGATACTCTAAACCTTACTGAAGATAAGTACTTAAACTTTGGGGGTATTGCAACTATAAGTTTTGGTGGGAACGAAACAAAAGCTAATAAGTTTTTTGAAGACTTAACTAAAATACTAGATGAACAATATGATTATTGGGATAGTATTATATAACTAAAAGTTATATGCTTATGGTTGAAATGTCTGTAAGTATATGATATTATTAACAAAAAAAACGTGAGGTAAAATATGTTAAATATAAAAACATTTGAGGGTAATAATTTTCTAGGCACTAAGTACGTGCATATTAAATTGTTAGGTTTTAAATTTAGAGTTGGGTTTCATGTGCGAACTAAACTCAAGAAGATAAATACTTATGCCACTGGTAGAGGTAGAGTCTTTAATTTGGGCAGAGGTTACATCTGTTTTATGAGAGGGTAAGTATGAGCCACGCATTACAAGGAGAAATAAATTACATAGTTGAAATACTAGAAGAGCATACTTTTGGAAATAACATTTTCATCCCACAATTAACAGGTGAGGGTTTCCATAAGCAGATTATTGAAGGCGGTAATATGATGACTTATCTAGACCATAACACAAATAAATTTATTTGCGAGGGTTCTTTAGAAGAACTATTATATAGATTACCTAAAGAAGTGATAAGGCAGTTGCATGAAATTACATTGACGGAGTATGACTTATGAAAGAATTTTTAAGAAGAGTAATTAGACTAAATGATTACATAGAAGATAGAGTTTTTACTGAGATTAATAATCTTGGTAATTGTGTTGATAATTTTTCTGAAGACTTACAAAATTTAGAAGTATCAATCGAGGACAGAGCATACGAGTATGACTTGGAGAGCTTACGAGAAAATGTAATTGAGTTAGAGCAAAAGATTGAAGAGCTAGAGGACAAGTTAAAATCTTTGGAGGAAGCATGAAGAAATGTGAATACTGTTTTGAGCATTATGGAGAAATTGTTTGGAACATTGGATTTATTAGTAACGAATGGCTTTGTTTAGAATGTGGAGATAAAGTTGAAAATAAAGAGGAGGAAGCATGATAGAAGTAATTGATTATGGTTGTGGAGATTGGACAGGTTGGACTTTTAAAAATAAAAAAGAACTAAAAGATTTTTTACAAGACATGACTTGTGATACTAGTGAATACTCTGAAGATGAATACTACAATGAAAATGTTGATGTTGATTTAGATGAGTATTGTGAAATGTATCAAATTGAATATGTAATAAAGGAGGAAGCATGAGCCACGAAGTAAATGACAGAGTATGGGAAGATGTTTGGGAAGAGGTAGAACAAATGTCTTTAGAAGAAGTAAAAGAATTCTTATTGAGTAATTTACATTCTCAAGAAGAAGTAACAAGACTTAACGAGGTTGAATTGCGAGAAGCAGTTGCCGAAGATATGTTTAATTTAAGAGGTGTTTAAACATGACAGATGTTAAATATGTAGAAGCAAAGTATGATACTACTATTATGTGGGATATTGAAATGATTGCTGAAAGCGAAGGCTTTGAACTTGAAGATATTGAAAAGGTTGAAGTAGGTAAGTGGGTTGCATTACACATTACGTTAAAAGACGGCAAGTTTATTTCAAAACAAATAACACCTGAGTTAGATAATACAGATTGGAAGTGGTCATCACTGGACTCTTATCTTGATGAAGACTGGAATCCAATAGACGAAGATGAACTTTTCCCTGACACTTACATAGAGGAGGAAGTAAATGGATAAGAAAGAATTAACTATATTTTTAATTTTAGAAGAGCTTGAGTTAATAAAAGCTAATGACATTAAATCTGGCAGAACAAATTTAAATGGTGTTTTAAATTTTTGTAGAGATATTAATGCAGAGGAGGAAGTATGAAAACATATAAAGTAACAGCAACACAACAAGCTGTGTATGAAACTACGATTGAAGCTAACTCAAAAGAAGAGGCTGAAGAAATAGCAAAAAGAGGCACTGATGATTGGACTTGGTCTATGGATTTAAACTGGGTTGATTACTTCGCAGAGGAAGAAGCATGACTAAAGTTAGATATGTTGTATGGGTTGAACGTGATGATTATTATTTTAATACATACGAAGAAGCAAAAGAACATTATGAAGAATACCTTGACAAAGGTTATGATGATGTAGAGTTAATTAAAGAAGATAAAAGAACTTAGGAGGAGATATGAGTAAAGATATTGGCGAACAATTTGCCATGATGAATGAGGTGTCGGCTAAGATTTCTCAGAAAACTTTTGACAAGTTTGTTGCAGAAGCAAAGACTGAGTTTGAAAGAGAGCATGACATTGACAAGGTAAATGAATTAAAGTTATATGAATTTTTGACAGCTAAGATTGCTGAGATAATTGATATGCACTATGACGGAGAACTATAATGTCGTGGGTATTGATAGCATTTTTTAACATACCAACAACAGCAGTTGTATTGGAAGATGTACATGTCTTTGAGTTTCTTTTCAAGACTGAAAAAGATTGTGAAAGATTTATTGAAGACAATCGTAAAGGTTTAGAACAAGTAATCAAAGATGAATATAAAACGTTTGCTAAATCATTTGTGTGTGTCGATGCTGATAGAATTTTAGATGCATTGACTAAGTGATTTAAGGCAGTGTTAACTAGAGAATATAGGGTAGGTCATAAATATAATTATCGTCTGTTAGAGGGCTTGTATGGAAGCGACAGAGGTATTTTATTTCCTACCCTAACCTAAGTTTAACACATACTGATTTAATAATTAACATAAAAATAAATTTGACAGAAACAAAAAAGTATGATACAATCTTTATAACTTTTATAAATATATTATAATAAATATTATTATAATTATATTATAAAACTTTATAAAACT